GCATTAACTCTGGCAGAAGAAAGAGCGCAAAATAGAAGGCCATATTGGATAGAAATTGATCCTACTAATATTTATGGCTGGAGATTAGATCGGGAAGTTAATTATGGCAGTTTGATACAGGTGAGAATTGCTGAAAAGGCTGTTGTACCGTCAGGAGAATTTGGTGAACAGGTATTTGATCAAGTTCGGGTAATAGAACCAGGTAAATTCAGTATTTATCGGAAGGTTTCACCTAAAAAAGACCTAATTAACTTGGAAGATAACAGTTATGCAGGTAATTTTGACGGTCCAGAGAATGAAAAAAACTATGAATTAGTTGATTCAGGTGCGTTTTCATTAGGTGAGGTGCCTTTAGTAAGTGTTTATTCAGGTAAAACAGATACTTTGGCAAGTAAACCACCATTGTTGGATATTGCGTATTTGAATTTGGCACATTTCCAGCGTCAAGCTGATTTAATTCATAGTTTACATGTAGCTTCTCAACCAATGTTGGTATTAGAAGGTTGGGATGATCAAACGAAGGATATGAGTATCAGTGTTAATTATGCGATGGCGACCCAACCTGGAAATAAGGTGTATTATGTCGAGCCAGCAAGTAGTGCATTTGAGGCACAGACTAATGAAATACAAGAATT